AGACTTAACACTTTTGACAGCTATATAAGAACTATTCCAGAGACTGATTTTGGTAACGGAGTAGTACTATTAAATATCGGTGAAGAAGCATTAGCCAAGTATGGGCAATACCCGTTTCCAAGACATCAATATGCTCAAATGTTATCAGACCTACGAGAAGCAAATGCCGGAATGATAGGATTTACTATTATGTTTCCGGAAGCTGATAGGTTTGCTGGTGATGAAGTATTTGCTTCGTGGATAAACTCTAATGGTGTTATACTTGCTCAAGATGCAGATCCAGATGGTAGAAGTAAAACTGCACCTTATATTGGTACTGTCACATTTGGTTCCGGAGATCCATTAGACTGGTTAATCAAATATGATGGCCTTGTTACTAATATACCTCAGTTAGAAAAAGAAGCATGGGGTCATGGTTTAATTAATGCTATGCCAGAGGTTGATGGATTAGTAAGAAGAATTCCTCTTGTGTCACAAATCAATGATGAATTATATCCTTCGTTCGCATTAGAAACAATAAGAGTTATGCAGGATAGATTATCTTATACAATAAAAGTAAATGAGGTAGGTGTCGAAGAAGTTATAATACGACCTTTTAGAATACCTTCAGATGCGAATGGTTCTTTTTGGATTAATCCTAACTATAAATTTACAGAGATAGAATACGGCAGTGAGTTACCAAATCTCGGTGGTCAAGCTGTCTTTATTGGTCTGACTGCAAAGGGTCTGGCTTCACAAATTCCAACTCCAGCTGGATTAATGCCTGCTCATCAGATTCAGGCTGCTGCCATTCAGTCAATAATGGATGAAGTTTCCATCTCTCGTCCTGTGTGGACAGACCTTCTTGAAATCCTGGTAATGTCAATTGGTGCTCTGGTAATCGTCTTAGCTGTATACCACCTTCCAATTGTTTGGTCGATGATAATCTTCTTTGCGACTGTTGCATCTTCAGTTGGCGCTTCTTTCTACTTCTGGTACGAATCTCAGATTCTCCTTGATATGACTTACTCAATGATATTATATATAATGACATTTGCTTCATCAAGCTTCAGTAATTTCTATAAGCAATTCATGTTAAGACAACAGATCAAAAAGCAATTTGAAACTTACTTAGATCCGAAGCAGGTGTATCTACTACAAAAGAATCCTGAGTTGTTAAGGTTAGGAGGAGATCGTAAAGAGATGTCTTTCTTGTTTATGGATATATGTGGGTTTACTCCAATATCAGAGCACTATAAAAACAATGACGATCCAGAAGGATTAGTAGAATTGGTTAATGAATTCTTAGATGCTATGACTAAAATCATATTAAACAACGGTGGAACCATAGACAAATACATGGGCGACTGTATTATGGCATTTTGGAATGCCCCACTACCTTGTGATAACCATGCTGAAATGGCAGTCAAATCATCAATAGAAATAGAGGCTAAAACCAATGAACTTAAAGAGGTATATAAATCAAGAGGCCTTCCTGATATTAATGTCGGTACTGGCGTTAACACCGGGGATTGCATTGTTGGTAACATGGGCTCTGAATCCAGATTCGATTACTCAGTCATTGGAGATGCAGTCAATCTTGCAGCCCGTCTCGAGGCAACTGCCGCACGACATGAGTATGTAGACTATAAGACAATCATATCATCATATACTCAAGAACAGCTTCCGGATGAGTATAAGTGCAAGGAAATAGGTAAAATCAAGGTAAAGGGCAAAGAAGAGCTTATAACCATTTATTCACCAAAGTTATAGTCTATATAACAAAATGATCTAAAAATAGCTAAAATAGTTGTGTACATCTACTAGAAACTGGGGTATAATATACACATATTAACGCGGAGTCAGTCATGCCACAGATTAGAATCAAAGGTCAAATCAAAGACAAAAAGAAAGTCTACGAATACGCACATGCTCTTTGCAAAGAGCTTGGTATCAACCGCATGTATTCAAAGTGCATCTTCATTAACTTTAAAACTACTCTCGATAAAGATAGCCAAGGGTTATGTTGGGGCGATCCAAAAGAGGGTTATGTTGATATGTCTATAGCACGCAAATCCGACGGTGAAAAGCTTTCATACGAATCTATGATGCAAACACTAGCTCATGAAATGGTACATGCCAAGCAATATTTGCGTGGTGAACTGAATGGATATAACCATTCGTGGAAGGGTAAAAAGCCACGTAACTACAAATATGAAAATGCTCCATGGGAACGTGAGGCATACAAACGTGAAGAAGAGTTATATAAAAAGTGTTTTATATAACAAATACGTATAGAAACTATATACTATTTTTCAAAAAAAGGTGTACAAACACTAAAAAGCATGGTATAATATACCCATAAACAAAATTGATAAGGAATATACATTATGAAAAAATCTACACTAAACGCAATCAACGCACTAAACACTGAAAAAGAAATTAGAGAAGCGGTTGATTTACTTAAACTTAAATTTAACCAACTAAAAGCGATTAAAGCTCAAGGTGTTAAGTCTTCGCTTTTTGTTGGTGTTCAAGTAAAGCTCAACAGTAAAAAAGGTGTTGAATTTGGTGAAGTCACTAAGATTAACAGAACAAAAGCTGTTGTGAGAATTGACGGTAAACTTTGGAACTGTCCTCTTTCAATGTTAGAGGTAGCGTAATATGTTGACTACTAAAGACAAAATTAAAGCTGTTGTACTAGGTTCAGCAGCTGGTATGGTACTAGGGTTTAGCGTAAGCGCCTTAGAAACCGCTCTGGATCTTCCAGACGTATATTGGTCTAACACTACCAATGAGTGTGTTGGCGTAGTAAATTACGCAAAGAACGACGAGTTCTCATGTGAGAATCTTCCGTCAAAGTATAACAAAGTATGGGTGAAATAATATGATTTTATGTGAAAAAACAAGTCCGGTTAGTGGTCTAACCAACATCATGAGTATCAATGCTACTCCAGAGCAATACGATCTGTGGCAAGCGGGCGGTGCTCTTATTCAGGACGCAATGCCTGAAGCAACCGTGGATCAGCGGGAGTTCTTAATCTCCGGTTGTACTCCATCGTGTTGGAGTTCGATGTTTGGTTCTGATGAGGACGCAGCATAATGGCTTTTACTATGGCGTATTGTGACTACATCGCACACACTATTATTAAACCTGGACTTCAGGTAGATTCTGATAACTCTAATGGTTTGATTGATAGTGTTGATCGAGTCAAGATGGACCTTCATAAAGAAGGTTGGATGCAAACAACAAAAAAGACTATTGAATGTTCAGACATCAATGGCAAAAAATACAGGATTACTGTAGAAGAAATTAATTAAAATAACTGTGTACATTCACTGTACACTGTGATATAATATACTAATATTTAAAAGGAATAGATTATGGATAGACTAGCAATGATTAAAGCGGCCGCAGAAAAGGCTCGCGTAGCAAAAGAATTTAAAACAGCAGTAAACAAAGTTTACTCTAAACCAAAGTATAAAGCTCCAAGGCTGACTGCTTCAATGAAGAAAGCAGCACGTCAATCTCCAGGTTCGCTGGAATGCTTTAAAGAAGAAAACATGTATTACACTGAAAAAGAAACCCAAGATTATATTGCGGGATCTTCTTATATGGATGTATACAACGAAATGAAAAATGACTGGGACTAGTCTGATCATGCGTAGGGTGTTTGCATTACAGAAAGCTCGTGATGCAGCACAAAATCCTGAGTTTAAGAAACTATGGGATCAAAAGTTACAAGAGCTAGTAAAGCTAGCAGAAAAAGGTATGAGTTCATATGACACAGTACACTGATGCGGTAGAATATCAAAGGCGGAAAATGGCTGTAGAGTCATGGGCAGGTCAAATTGAGTATATTCTAGGACAAAAGGGATATATAGAAAAAGCATATAACTCTGGATTAGTTACGCGTGAATTTCGTGATGGCACATTTGTGATTGTATCAGAAGAAAAAACACTTAGTCAGTTATTACTTGAGGCTCCTAATACCATATGAACTACATAGGCTCAATAAGGTACGATCAACACGGTCGTAAGAGAAAGACGAAGGCACTTACTCCAAGACGTAAGGTCAAACAAGAATTTAAACCGCTTAAGACAGAAAAGTCTTTTGCAGAAATAAAGATGGAAGAGTTTAACAACAAATATCCATCTTATACAGGAAGTTCTCGGTATGAGACTCCTGAAGACACCTCTTGGAAAGCAGAAGAATCCAAGAATTTCACAGTCGCACCAGCATATAATAAAGGTGCATATCAAGTTATTCCACGAAAAGACGTGGAACATATAGGAAAATAATATGGAAATTTTATCAACAATATTCACACTAGTCGGATTCGTATTTTTTGCGTTTGCATGCTCAGGTGCGTATCTCATGATACGTGATTCCGAAGTAAAACATAAAGTTCGTAAAGAGTTGCGAGAAAAACATCCGGATCTAGATCGTGAACAAATCCGCGTATTAACATACGTAAAACTAAAAGAAATGTGGGGAAACGGCGATGTCAAATAAGTATATGCTACTCAGTGAGTACAGTGGTTCTAGCGAATTTAAGAATCGTAAAGCTGAAGTATTAAGATCATTTGGAGATCATCCATACTACGGTATACGTATGTATATCGATGGAGAGTCATTAGGTATTGAATGGTATAAAGCTCATAATGAAATGTATGCAGAAAATGCTGCAGAGAATTATGTTAGCGGCATCAAGAATTACGAGAGGGTATAAGTTTATGGCAGGGCACACTTTAATCTACTCCTTATCATTTGAAAAAAGTGTGTCCTGCCTATGTACATTTGCGCAAGACTGTGTTATAATGTATTCTAATATTATGAAAGGAGCAAACTATGGCGGAAAATAAAGTAAGAACTAATATGAGAAAGAACAGGGTAACCATTGACGATAAGTATATGGGACCTGAGCCAATCTTTCAACCAGGTGAAACTGCCGAAGGCGTAGAAGGTCGTCTTACTAAATGGCAGAAGGCAGCACACTGGTATAATTATTTTTATAAGACCAAAGACTATGTACCTACAATATTGCAGTTTGCAGAAGAGAAATTTGGATACACTAAAGATCAGATAAAAGCTTTTAAAAAGTTAAAAGACTATGAGTTTGGTTACTTAGGTAAGTTAACCAAGATTCATTATAGAGGTTATGAATATAATGAAGAAGAGTTAGCAGGAGCAGAAGAAAAATTCAAAGAGCTATACGAATTAGCGTTAGTTACCGTTGAAGAGATCGAAGATAAAGCTGCTGCAAAACCTGTTGTTACAATACAACAAAGACAAAAGGCAAAAATCCTTGAGACTATTATGGATGATTGGGATGCAGTTATTGATGGATGGTTAGACGGAAACTTTAAAGTAAACTTTGATGCCTATAAGCTATTTAAGCAATATGGTTTAAAAGGTTCAGCACTTAATATGTTTAAGTCAATGGTTGAACAAGAGTATCAACCAGTTAAAGATGCATACGACAAAACGTGCGATCAAGCTGTAGAAGCATTCTCTCATATTAAAAGAACTAATCAAAATAAGATGATAACCACTATGGAGACCATCTTCGAAGATTTAGATAAATTAAAGGTTGCTAATAAAGCAGCAAAAATTCCAAGGATAAAGAAGCCTAAAGCTTCTGATGTACAGGTTAAGAATATTAAGTATAAGGTTGAAGATATCGATGCTAAATTAATGTCAATTAATCCTGTTATGATTCCTGGTAAAGAAGTTCTATTTGTTTATAATACTAAGACTAGAAAGCTAACTCAGTATAACTCAAATTCAACTAAAGGGTTTGAGGTAAGTGGTACTACCATAAAGAATGTGTGCGATAAAAGTAGGACAACTACTTTAAGAAAGCCAGACGATATACTGCCATTGATCTTAAGTAAAACAATAAAGCAAATCGACAAACAAGTGTGGGATACGCTAACGACGAAAGTAAGTGTTCCTAATGGTAGAATTAATGCCGATTGCATACTACTTAGGGTATTATGATTGATTTAGAACAAAAAATTATGACAAGGAAACGGTTCTCCACAGCCGTAGAACAATTAGTGGCAAAGGGAAATATGTCTTATATAGACGCAGCTACATTTATTATAGAAAAGAGAGGCATGGATTATACTAACTTAAAAAAGTTACTAACAGATTCTCTTAAAGATAAGATGGAAGCAGAAGCAATGAGACTTAATTTAATCAGAGGCAAAAAGGGTAATAAGCTACCAATATGAGTACAGATCCATTTGAATCTTACAAGCTATATAATGCATTAAAGCTACACTTTGAGTCTAGCTATGATGCAGTTAAATATAATTTTAAGTCTAACGTAACACCTACCTCTTTCTTTAAACGCAAGGATAAGTACTTCTTTGCAAAGCTTGGACGTAAGCACAATGGAGAACTAAAGGACTATTATGTTGCCAACTTTAAAGCTGGTAAAAGTTACATTGGTGATATGATGGATGAAGAGGGAGAACAAAACTATAGAGAGCACAAACGAATTCAAGAAAGTATTCATCGTGTGTTTTCTATTGATATAAATAGATTAACAGAAGAGAATGTGTCATTTGATTACTTGTTTAAGACACGTGACAATGCACATCCTCTTGTGGTAAAGTTATGGCTGCAAGAAGAGATTAGTTTAGAGACTGTTGTTATTCTTAACGCCATATTTAAGTTCATTGATCGTGAGTCTAAGAACATATCGGATACCATTATATGGCCTGATACTCGTAGATTGATCGAGAAATATGAACCATTTGTAAACTTTAATCGAGATAAATGTTTAAGTTTATTGACAAAAGGGTTTACAAAGTAACACAAATGTGTTATAATATACATTATGTATGAAGTGGATATTTCAGCAATAAAAATAGAAAAGACAATTACGTCTTAATACAATGCAATACGGAGAAAATATATGTCATTTGCAAATCTAAAGAGCTCACGAGGCTCGTCAATCGACAAACTCGTACAAGCAGCGGAAGCTGTGTCTACTAAAGCCGAAACAAAGTCATATGACGATGATAGGTTTTGGAAACCAACCAGAGATAAAGCAGGAAACGGTTATGCCGTAATCAGATTCCTACCAGCTAAAGAAGGTGAAGATCTTCCTTGGGTAAGGTATTGGGATCATGGTTTTAAAGGTCCTACTGGTCTATGGTATATCGAAAATAGCTTAACTACTATCGGTCAAGATGATCCAGTATCAGAGATGAACTCTGTGTTATGGAACTCTGGTCGTGATGAGGATAAAGCAACAGCAAGGGATAGAAAGAGACGTTTGCACTATGCGTCAAACATCTTGGTCGTATCTGACCCTGCTAACCCACAAAACGAAGGAAAGGTATTCCTTTACAAATTTGGTAAAAAGATCTTTGATAAAATCATGGATGTAATGCAACCACAATTTGCAGATGAACAACCAGTAAATCCTTATGATTTTTGGGAAGGTGCTGACTTTAAACTTAAGATTCGAAAGGTTGAAGGTTGGGTAAACTATGATAAGTCAGAGTTTGCTACAGCAGCGGCACTGTATAACGGTGATGAAGGTCAACTAGAAGAGGTATACAATAAGCTATATTCTCTAGCAGACTTCACTGATCCTAAAAACTATAAGTCTTATGATGAACTTAAAGCTAAGTTAAATAAAGTGCTAGGTGTTGATGCAGGACATGCGTCACTCGATACCGCTCCAATGATGCAATCTGCTCCTGTAGTAGAGGCTGTATCAATGCCTGCGGCTGATAGTGCTCCATTTGACACTAGCGATGAGGCAGAAGAAGACACATTGTCTTACTTCGATAAGCTAGCTCAACAGGGCTAATATGTAATAATAAGAGTATGGGCTTAGCGGGAAGCTTTGATACCATACCGCTTACAAGGCCACCCCAGTTCAGTCTGGAGCATATCTGATAAAGTGTGTGGCACTCAAAGGGACCTTCGGGTCCCTTTTTTTATGCGTATGGACCATCGACCGTAGCTGATGTACGATCGTGAGGCATTACTGTGTTGATAATAGTCTCACCAACGTTAGTAACAGCATTTTTAGATGCATCGACGAGATTACCACCTGCTTCAGCAGCTCTTGAGGCAAGCGATGCTTGTCCCGCTGCATTCTCTTCTGATTTTGATTTGATTTCTTCACCAGATTCTGTCATACCATCACCTTTTACTTTCATTGAATCAATTGATGCATCACCCATAGTAAATACTTTATTGAATCCTTCCATGAAAGCTTCACCAGGAGTTTTACCGCCTGGCCATGCTGCGGCTAATCC